AGATGTGGTCCATGACCTCTTCGTCGTAGACGCCGGCGATGATGCGCTCGTACAGGCCGAGCACTTCCTCCTCACCGAGGACCATCGACTCCGAGATCGGAGGCAGCGAACCGGTCCGCTCGGTGAACCCCGGCCGACCCACGACGGGGCTGGGGGTGTCGAGCGTCCGGTACGGGGTCATCGAGTTCGTCTTGGTGATGGTCCGCACACGGAACGTGCGGGTCTGAACCAACCGGTCCGGGAGGAACCGGTTCAGGATGGCGCCGGTGCGCTGTGGCACCTGACGCACGAAGCCCGTCAGGCGGGCATTGTCGAAGTCGCGATCGATCACGCTCATGTTGGATCAGCCCTCCTAGCTGTAGTCCGCGATGCGCGGGAGCGCTGCGGCCATCTCGGCATTCCAGCCGTGGTTGGTGGGGAGACGAGCCGAGAGGATGTTCCCGGCGTCGAGGACGGCGATGTGCACGTCGTTCGCTCCGGCCATCGACTCGGCCGACCAGAGCAGCCCGGCCGGGGTACCGGCCGAACCGGACCCGGCGTTGGTGGTGGCCACGGTCGCTGTGCCGGCGCCACCGGTCAGCGAACCCGCTCCGGTGGTGACCTGCGGGACGTTCTCGCCGCCGTACTGGCCACCGAAGGTCAGCACGAACGCTGCGGTCGCTCCGGGGCCACCGGTGACCACGATGTCGCCCGGTTCGACGCCGAGGAGGTCCTCGAGCGCGGCCTGGAGCTCGGCTGCGGTCGCGTCGAAGTCGACGGCTGCGGTGGTCTCACCGCCGAGGGACACGGTGAACGTGCCACCGGTCGCGGCGATGGTGATGGTCTGCGTCTCGTTGTCGACGCCACCGGTGCCCGCGGCCGGGCCGTACAGCCCGGACGTGAGCTTGCGCAGGCCCATCCCGGACGGGATGTACCCGAGCGGGAAGTGGTCCGCGAGGGTGAACGCCGAGTAGTCGAGCGTGGCCTTGTGGAGATGGATCCCGTTGGCGTCCTTGAGCCAATCGCGATCCTCGGAGTAGACGGTGGTGGTGCGTGGCTGAAGATCCACGGCGATGCCCTCCTCAGGGTGGGTCGGTTAGAACACCGGCAGGTCGGCGTTGGGTGGGGCGTACCGGGAGGCGTACTGCTTCCCGGCTTCCATGCCTGCCTCGAACGACGAGGCGGGAGGCGGCGCATTCTTGCGTCGCGTGCCGCCGTTGTTCGAGGACGGCGGCGGCTTGCCCGATCCGTCGTCGTTGGTCCCAGCGAACAGTTCTGGGAGGTCGTCCCGTACACGGGCAATCGCTGCGTCGATGTCGTCGTCGTCGGCGTCCGGTTCGAGGCCGAGCGCCGGGACGACCAGACCTATCGCCTTCGGCTTGACCTGCGCCGCAGCCAGCTTCAGCGTGACCTTCGCGTCACGCTTCGCTGTCGCCGCTTCGGCCATCGCCGCTTCGGCCTGGGCCTGGATCTGTTGCGCCTGCGCGAGCTTCTGGTCGGCTTCCGACATCGATTCCTGCTCGGCCTTGCGCTTCGCTTCGATGAACGCCTTCGCGTCTGCGACGGACATGCCGAGCTGGTCGGCGAGTTCCTTCGCAGCGTCCTGGCGTGCCTTCTTCGCTGCACGGCCGATCTGGGAGTCGAGCTGCTGCCTGGTGTACTTGGGCCCGTCGGTGCCGGAGCCGCCATCACCGCCATCTTCGTCACCGTCGTCGTCGGTGGGGCCGTCGCCACCGGAGATCACAGCCGGCCGCAGCCGTTGTCCTGTGATCTTGTCGGTGACCCACGGGAGCCCAGCGGGCGAGTAGGTGACGATCGTGGGGGTGAGGGTGGGGTGCAGCATCGCAGGGTGTCCTTCGGGGTGTTCAGTTGTCGCCCGGAATCGTAGACACCTGCCCTCGGGGGGCGGGCGATGCAGTAGCGGCTACGGGCTCGGTTCGCCGCGGTGGTGATCGTTGAACCCTGCGACGACATCCGGGTCGAGGCCGAGCCGCAGTGTGTGCTCCCGCTGTGCTTGCAGACGGAGATCAGCCTCTCGTGCCCTCGCCTCCGCAGCGGCGACCTCGGCCTCGAGCGCAGCGATCCGGGCGTTGCTGGTCTCACGTTCCCGCTCGACCGCGGTGTGGTCGTACAGCAGCTTCCAGACGCCGGCGACGAGCATCACGATCCCGACCGCGCCCGGCGCTGCCGAAGCGAAGTCGAGCCCGGTCTGTGCTTCGACCGCTGACCAGGCGGTGAGCGCACCACCGATCGTGGTCGTCGTCGCGACCTTCGCTGCGTACATCGTGATCGGGTCGAGCATCATGCGGGGTCATCTCCGAGTGTCTGCCGTCGGGGGCTCCAGCACCAGGAGATCATGACGGCGAGCGAAGCGAGGTCGAGCGCGGTGGCACGTATCGCCCATCCGATCCGTTCGGTGATCGCGATCGCGTATGACATCCAGCAGAGGAACGTGAACAGAGCGACCGCGGTACCGGTCGCTGTGCCGCCCTTGCGCCACGGGGCCGAGAGGTGCCATCCGAGGTTCACGGCGCCGACGACACCGAACCAGACGACGAACAGAGGCAGCCACCAGGCGTCGTTGATCGAGTCGGCCGGATGGGACCACAGCCACTCGGCACGAACGGCCGCCGCTGCCGCGATCACGAATCCGGGCAGCCTGATCCACCACGCCCTCAGCGCTGCGGCGGTCATAGCGTCGGCGGGTTCGTGATCTGGTCCGGTTCCTCGACCTCGGGCAGGCCGAGGTATCGGCGTGCCGCATTGTCGTCGCGGGTGGCGTCCGCGATGTTGCGTGCCCCGTCGGTGTCGTCCTCACGGATCCGGGCGAGCTCGGCGTCGATGTCCGGTCCGATGTCGATGCCCTGCTCGGAGAGGATGTGCAGCGCCGTCGCACGCGACACGCCGTGCGCTTCGAGCAGCTGCACGACCCAGGTGACCACAGCGCCCACGTCACGGATCGCGGAATCCGGGTACACCGCTTCGACCTGCACGCCTCGGAGGTCGATCCCGTCGAGCGGGTCGCCGGCCTCAGCGGACATGGCAGCCCACCGCAGCGCCCACTTCCCGATCAGCGGATGCTTCGATCGGCGCGACAGGCGCAGCATCCCGATCAGCGCCTCGAACGGGGCGAACTGCAAAGCGATCGAGATCCCGGACGCCGATGTTGAGTCCACGTCACCGAGCGCGACCTTCGGGACCTCACCGTTGACGGCGAGCCGGTCACGGGTCGACCCGATCGCAGCGAGCAGCGCCGTCACCGCGGACGACATGTCGAGCGGGGTGAGCCGGCCGCGCAGGATCGCCCCGGCCCGGATCACCTGATCGGCGGGGGCGTCCTCGCCTTCCATCCCGAGGATCGGGGTGCCGGCGATCGCGGAGGCACGTTCGAGGTCGGTGTCGAGCGCGGCGAGAGCGTCGAATAGCTGCACGACGTTCGACACCGACGACCGCCCGAAGTGCCCGCTCGTCTCCGGGGTGTTCGGCCAGTGCAGCACCGGGATCCAGTCGATCTCGAGGTCGTGCTCGAACAGGGGCGTCCCGTCCGGCAGCTCCTCGACGTACGCCTTCGACGGGTCGAGGTTCTTCCACTGCTGATCGGATTCGATCAGCCACCGCTGGTTCGAGAGCAGACAGGTGTGGGTGATCGGCCTATCGGACCAAGGCGGCGCCGGGCGGTCCTCTTCGCCGATGTCGGCCAGGGCCACCAGCTCGTAGGTGATGCGACGGAGCCACGTCTGCGTACCGGATGCCTTCGTCTCAACCTCTTCCTCCCAGGACAGGTGAACACGGGTCGGGTAGCCACCGGCGTCGACCTCTTCGAGGACGGGGTGGTAGGCGTCGGGCTCGTGCACGGTCAGCGTGAACCGGCCCTCCGGCGTCTGGTCGAGCACGAGCACGCCGTCGCCGAGCGGGACCGCGTTGCGGATCTCGGCCTCGTACACCTTCGCTGCGTACTGGGCGTCCTCTTGCCATTGGGCGAGCCACCGGTGCGCCCGCGACAGGTGCGGCCACCGGTCCCACGCCTGCTCCCACTCGGACAGTTCCTGTTCGACCTGCGCCGAGTGGACTTCGGTGAGCCGGGCCTGGATCCGTTTCTCGATGTCGGACGCGTCGCCGGGCAGCGGCTCGGGTGCAGGCGGCAGCGACGGCCGGCCCGGTGGGGGCTGCCCGCCACCGGTGACAGCGAGCCGAGGTTCGGAACCGATGAGGCCGGACACGATGCGGGACACCATGACGGCCGGGTCGCCGAACTCGCGGTGCTCGCGGCGGACCTGCGGGTCGGTGTGGGCCATGACCTCGCGGGCAACGTTGGACACGTAGGCGGCGAGGATTCGGTACGCGGTGAGGCGGCGGCGGGCGTCACGCGGTACCCAGGGTTGCGGTTCCCAGCCGGGGATGTTGCCGGTGTCGGGGTCGAGGCCTGCCTTGTGGCAGAGGGCCGTCCATTGGTCGATGACGGCGGCTGGGGTGTTGGCTGGCATGCGGGCCAGTGTGCCAGTGACCTGGGTAGCCGGTCAGGATGCAGATGCGGTACTCATGCCGCCGCCGCCTCGCATCGGTGAGCGAACACGTCGGCCGTGTCCACCACCACCGCGCACGCAGCGCACCGGAACCGGCCACGCCCGACCTGATCGAGCAGGATCATCGGCCGGTCGTCCTCGA